AAGTTATCATACCATCGTCTGCATCACCGCTGTGTCCAAAGTTAATGGCAAGAAGAGAAGAGCTGCCGCCTAAAAGACTTATCTCAGTATTATCGTCATCCTCTACAACTAAAACAGTACCAGTAGTAGCTGTTGCTCCGCTTGATGCTTTTCGTACGTGCAATTCACGAGTTGGGTCAAAACCGCCCCCAATAGCAACTTTTCCGTCTGCAATAATTCTCATACGCTCTGCAACGGCAGAACTACTATTACCTGTATAAAACTCTAGTCTTGTTCCAAGGCTTGTATTTTGAACTTCAGCTCTAATTGCCGCTCTTAGTGTACTTGCTCCACTAAAACTTGACGAATCATTTGCCCAAAATTCTACAGCACCGATTTCATCACCGTCACCCAGTGCTTCATCAGATTCATGTCGTTGTACTCTTATATAAGAGGCGGCATTAGTAGTCGATATATGTAATTGTGCCTGAGGGTTGTTGTGTCCGATAGCTACTCCATTATTAGCAGCGTCTACAAACAGCATGTGTGTGTTGCTGTTAGATTCAACTCGGAAGTCTACGTCACCAGAGCCTTCATTTATAACAACACCTTCAGAATTTAATTGTAAATCTGGTGAAGAAGTACCTCCTTTCATACGATAGAACTCTAACCTTGCGTCTTCACTTCCGTCAGAAGCGTCAAGAAGAACTGTTTTTATTTGCCCATAAGTTACATCTTGAGAGTTATCATTTCTGCCTATAAAATCTATAGTAGATAAATCATCATTATCTGCTGGATTAGCAGAGTTTCTATAAAATACAAGATTTGGCCCTTTAGAAGCGTCAGCATCTGTTGATATAAGTGTTAGCTGTGTACTATTATCGGCAGTTGTTATTGTTGAGCCATCATTAGCAGCAAACCCACCATTAAACACAGTCGCAGCCGTGGTGGTCAGGACTCCTGTAACAAGTGCAGTGCCATCAATGACTGCGTTGCTTGATAAGTCCATAGTAGTAGCAGCCATCTCACCTGTGACTGTCACGCCACCTGATGCTGTGGCTATTTTGGTTTCAGCATCGTGCATAAGTTCAACAGCACCATTAGCTACAGCACGTAACATCGTTTCATCGCCTGAAGTTTTAAACCTAATGTCGTTATTCACTATGCTTAAAACACCAGAGCTTAAAGTCAGAGTAGTCCCATCTAGCGTGAAGTTATCTACAACTACACCAGCGTTGGCTGTGACTACACCTGTTACACCAAGAGTGCCAGCAAACGTAGCAGCGCCAGCATCACTAATAATTAATGGAAAAGTATTGTCAGTTACATTTCGTACAACAAAACCATTGTTTGTTACATCTGACTGACCAGCACCAACAGCATACGTTTTTGCACCTTGTGTATTTGTAAAGGTTACATGGGATGCCTCAGAACTTGCTGTACCTCCTGTAATTGCTACTTTTCCACTAGCTATTGTAGAATTAAACGTAGCCGCACCAGCGCTACCCCCAACAAGGCTAAGTGCTGTAACAAAAGTGTCATCATCAGCTACTACAAAGTTTAATGTTCCATCTTCACCGCCATTAGAAACATCTGCTGCTATAGTTTCTATTCTAGCAAAAGTAGACATATTTCCAGCATCATCATCCATTTTAAAGACGATTTGACCCATGACATCATTATCTTCTGGACTGGCTCCATCTCTAGCTAAAATTAATATTGGGCTAGCAGTCGTAGATGCAGCATCGGTGCTTGTAATAGTAAGGTCACCATTAGGAATACTCACGTTCTGGGAGTTATCAATAGATAGTGCTACTGTACCAGTAGTCTCCAGTGTCATAACTTCTGGACTGGAGCCGTGGTTATATTTTATTTTACCTCTAGCGGAGACGTTGTCGGAAAATAGTATTTCGCTTGTGCCACCAGCCGAACCATTTCCTATGTCAACTTGTGTAGCTGTCATAGCAGCAGAAGACGTAATAGCTCCATCAACTTGCAGAGTACTTGACATATCTACTGCACCATTAATATCAATCAATGTTGAGTTAAGTTCTATCTCATCATCTGCATTAATGTCTAAGTCACCGTCAGCAGGAGAACCAATGTTTATAGCACTGTCACGAAATTGAATTACACTTGCAGCATTAAGTAGTAAACCTGTATCGTGAACGTGCGTTAGAGTTACATCTAAACCTGCACCGAAACCTAGTACAGCACCGTCTGTTAATATATCTAAATTGCCACTAACATCTAAAACTAAGTGTGGAGTATCGGCTTCATATTTATCTCTATCTGCGTAAAATTCCAATTCCATTTGGCTGCCGCCAGCACCATCAGTCCTTGCTTTTATGCCAGCATAGTGAGGTTCAGTTCCTGAAGTGTCATCATTTCTAAAAGCCAAACCACCTACAAAAGCATTATCCCCAAGCGCGGTTGTTGTGTTAGTAAGTTCTAGTGTAGAGCCAGAAGTGCTTCTTATTTTTGCGTCACCGCCATCTGCAATAAAATCACCTGTAATGGTAAGGTTTCTTTGCCCTGTTGTATCTATGTTTGCATCGGTAGTAACCACTTTAGAAGCGATTGCTGTACCAGCAGTTACGCCGTCTAACAACTCTAACTCGGCTTCAGATATTACTGCGCCAGAACCCAGTGTAATTGTGCCTGAGACTTCTAAGTTACCGTCAAGGTCAACAGTTGTAGCAGTGATATTTACATCGCCTGAAGAGTTAATTGCAAGATTAGTGCCGTCACCCTCTATCTTCTCACCATCATCACCGAAAGTTAAACCCACGTTAGCAGGAATATTTATATCTGTAGTAGCAGTAAGATGAAGATCATTAGAAGAATTAATAGTTAAATCTGTACCGTTACCCTCTATCTTCTCACCTGCATCTCCAAACACCATGCCTATGTCATTGGCTAAGTGTACATCTGAGGTAGCAGCTAAGTTAATTTTAGCCCCAGAAGTTATGGTCAGGTCAGTGTTATCGCCTTCAATCTTCTCGCCCGTGCCGAAGGTAATACCCACGTTGGCAGGGACAACAACATCTGAAGTAGCGGTTAGGTTAATTTTAGCTCCTGACGTTATAGTCAGGTCAGTGTTATCGCCTTCAATCTTCTCGCCCGTACCAAAAGTGATCCCTACATTAGCAGGTATGACAACGTCGGCTGTAGCAGTAAGATTAATATTATTACCAGTAATAGTGAGGTCTGTGCCGTCACCTTCTATTTTTTCACCATCGTCACCAAAAGTAAGACCTACACCTGATGGTATGTTAACGTCTGCGGTTGCAGTAAGGTTGATGTCTGCCCCAGAGGTTACTGTTAGATCAGTGTTATCGCCTTCTATCTTCTCGCCAGTTCCAAAGGTGATACCCACATCCGCAGGGACAACTATGTCTGAAGTAGCAGTTAAGTTTATTTTAGCTCCTGATGTTATAGTCAGGTCAGTGCTGTCACCCTCAATTTTCTCGCCAGTTCCAAAGGTTAACCCGACGTTAGCGGGTATGACTACATCTGCTACAGCGGTGAGATTAATGTTGTTACCTGCGATAGTGAGGTCTGTACCATCACCCTCTATTTTCTCTGCGTCGTTACCAAAAGTAAGACCTACGTTAGCAGGAATATTAATGTCTACACCAGCGGTGAGGTTTATGTCACCATCGGCTGCTAAATCTAATGTAGCATCTGCACTCGAACTAATAGAAATAGCAGCGTCTCTAAACTGTACCTTCATAGCAGCATTAAGAAGCAGACCTGTGTCAGCTACGTGCGTTAGAGTTACATCCTTATCCGCACCAAACCCAAGTACCGCAGCATCAGACTGCAAGGTAAGGTCATCATCTACAAACAAGTCAGGTACAGCCAGGTCTTGCATAGTGTCAAAGACCGCCGCTCCAGAACCTGCGCCATCGGTAGCTATCATCTTAACTTGACCTGCAAGTATAGCGACGTTAGCGCCAGACCCTTGTGAGAATGTCAGTGTATAGCTAGTTGTGTTCTCAATAACCCAGACTTTAGATAGTGAGTTAGGTGCAAGTGTAACTGTACATGCTTGCCCTCCACCTGTGCATTTTAAGTAGAAACAACGTGCTTCGTCGGCTACCCCATCTGCTACTGTTATAGTGTGTGTACTTGCGTTAGCTATTGCTTCGCCCGTAGCGCTGTAGGAAAGTGCCTCACCAATTAGTTCTAAGTTTGTATTAGTAGTTGTACCCCAAGTACCAGACTGCTCGCCTGTACCTATCTCTTGAAGTCTGAGGTCATTTTCATACGTACTTGCCATTATCTAAACCTTTCTATCCAACGCGAATTATCGCAGTTGTAGCTCCTGCTGTGGGAAATTCTACTGTAAACGTACTATTACTTGACGTTTTTTCTGAACCAAAATCTAGCACTGCTACCGCAGGAGTTGTACCGCCAGCCTTGTAAATCAACGCTCCACGCGCTGTAATTGAAGAACTCGCCCATGAGGTATCTGAAAAATCTAAATAGGCCACTGTTCCACTTGTAGCTGTATCGCTCGTTGGATTTGTAGCTATTGTTAATGTATTACCGCCAGCGGTATATCCTGTACCTGACGTTTCATTAGTCGTAGAATACACAGTAGTTGTTGCATCCAAAGTTGCATCAGCCGTGTATAACGCTATCTTAAAAGACTGAGACGTATCTGAACTAAAGTCCATCTCCCCGTTTAACAGAGCGACTTTAAACGATGTACACATATGATTCCCAGTAAAAGCCATCGGTTACACTTTTTCCCTAAATTGCCCAGAACGGTACGCATCTGTTCGTAAGTGCCCATCCCCAAGGTTTTTTAACAACTGCATAGATATTACATACAGTTTTTCATAATTAGCAATTACATCGGCTTCACCTTTTTGAAACCTAATAGCTTCAACTAATGCGCCATTTAAAAGTGCGCTACTAGCGTTATCTCCAAGCCAGGTTGTAGATGCGGTCACAATAGATGTTGGGTAACGCGCGTATATGTGCTCTATTTCATAGTTTGCGTCAGGCGTAGGCGCTAATTCAATTTGAGTCGCGCTGTATTGAGCGTAAAATTTAGGAAGGCCATACTTAGTACTTGTATTTATTGGGTAGGCTTCACGTATAAAATTAACGTCTTTATTAAGTAGAAAGGTACTAGTGCTGCTTGTTATAACAGATATGCTATAGGTATACAGATGGTCAGTTGGTAATGTGTATAGTTTATTGCTTGCTACTAAAGGCCCATCGTCTGATGCACGTAAGTCAGGTATTTGTACCGCGTTGTATATCTTCTCTTCTGCCTGTTGCGTAAACATAGCAAGTTGATCATCTGTAAAAGAAGTCTCACAAATGTCTTCTATATTTGTTTTAAGCGAAGCATAATTCATAATCTACCCCATTGGCCCTCTTGAGTAAAACCCTTTAGTAGCTGCTCCAGCACCTCGCATTTTAATCTTACCGCCGTTAGCAAAACCTTTTTTAGTCTTGCCGCCTTTTTTAAAACCCATAGACTTAACAACATCAGGTCTTTCTTTTTTCAAGGCTGTTAAACCTGCATTTAATTTTTTAGCCATTTTTTTCTCCTACGTAGTTGTTACTGTTACGTCACCTATAGCTCCAGTAGCTTCTAGGTTGTTAGTAGTTAAATCATATATGTTCTTCCCATCTCCTACAGGGTTCCATCCCCACTGTATGTTTCTACTACTGTCGTATCCTGCAAAATCAGGACGTGGATTACGTATCGCTTGAGGGTCGTGCACAGGATACATCCCTAATTTATTCTGTGGGTGGTCTGGGCTCCAACACTCACGACACGCTTTTATGTTAGTATCTTTACCTTTTTTGATTATATTTCGCAACTCTTTTAATTTATAACGAAACCCACAAACATCGCATTCTGCTAGCGCTTTGTTATTAGATGCAAACGTACGTGCCATATCAAATACTGCTTATACGAGGTACAAAAATAGCGGAGGTCTTCTCCCTATCTTCACTCGCTGCTAAACTAAACTGTTCGTCGTATACAGATTTTAACATCTGTACTCTATCAACCAACTCAGGAACTTTCATAGCTATATTGTAAGCAAGACCTGCAACTAAACACGGTAAAAATCTAAAGTTCATATCCGCTGTTTCAACGCCAGCACCTGCATCTTCTACACGTCTTAATCGGTAGTAAGCAAATATGTACCCGCTTTTATCAGGTACAGGCCAAACATTAATATGTGGACGTTCTGTTAAACGTTCAATCCACACTTGTATTGGCCTACCTTGTGTTAACTTGTTTGGAATAGCCGCGTAGGTACTCACACTGATACGACTTATGGTAAGATCTGATTGTTTTGAAGTACTCCCGCTATCAGTACGAATTACTTGTTCTAGTAAATCTATAGTGTCAGTGGGTAAATCATAACGTGAAGTACCTGATACCA